CGATAGAGAATCGCGGATATCATCACAATCTTTTTTGAATGCATAGCCTAGAATTGCTACTTCTTTGTCTTCGAATGTATCTATGTGTAGCTTAGTCTGTTTAACTAAAAACCTTGGAATATATTCATTTATCTTATATGCAGATAGTAATAAGTCAGCATAAGGGATATCTTCATTTATCATTCCCCAGTCTTTTCTTAAACATGTTCCTGCTGTTGCTCCTACTTTTCCATATATCGGTCTTGGATAATCGGTATTAATTATTGTTAGCAGTTTGTGAATATCACAACTATACGACTCTGCTATTATAGCAAGATAATTTACAGTAGAAAACTGCATATATCTGCTTACATTACAAAACAATTTTACTAATTCAGCTTCATTGTATGTAACTTGAAATATTTCTTTTGTCAAATTCTTAAATACATCTTTTGCTTTTTTGAAACTTACATCATCTTCAGATCCAATTATTTGAGGTAGTTGTTCTAGTTCTTTAAGCGCTTTTCCTTCAGCTATTCTTTCTGGACAGAATGATAAATAGAGATCTTTTCCTATTTTAAATTCAGTTTCTTTCTCAATATATTTCTTTATAAATGCTGTTGTTTCTGGAGCTACTGTGCTTCGTAGAATAATGTTTTGATATTTTTGCAAATGTGGGATAATATTGTTGATTACTTCTTTAATGTAAGATAAATCTATCTCGATGTGCTGTAAGAGTGGAGTGCCTACTGTTATAATTATGTTGCTTGCTTTAGCTATTAACCTATAATCACTAGTAGCCTTGAAATCAACATCCTTAATAATTTCATCATATCCTTTTTCCATGAATGGCATTTCTTTGTTATTAACAGAATCAATAGTATATTTGTCTATATCTACTCCTATACATTTTACACCATTCTTAGATAGACTTAAACCTAAAGGTAATCCAACTCTTCCTATACCTATAATTATTACGTCTATTTTCATATTCAATTCTCCTATGCTTATTCAAGTTCCTTAATAAAATCTATTTCCTCGTCTGTAAACTTGTTTTCATCTAACATTTGATTTGTATGTATCATTTTCATATAAATCTCTCTGATTAGTTCTTCATTATTCATTTGATCACCTATGTCTAATACGATTCATCAGTCTCAGTTAAATTGACTAAAACAAGTTTGTTTAAATCAATCAACAAATCAACACCAGAGGAGAAGATATGATGATATCGATCATTGCTACTTTCTAATTTTCATAAGATTTCTTTTCTAATTTCCTTACATTTAGATCACGTATTTACAATAGTCTGCTCATATCCATAATCGAAACAAATTCTCAAATAATAATCGCGCTCTTCTTTACAATCTTCTAAGACCATGAGTTTGCTTTTTTGCATACAACTCTTTCCCTTCCTTCTATATTTTTGTCATCATACAAGAACTGTCCACCTTTACGTCCATACCACACTGTTTTATGAGCATAATCTTCTAAACCATTATATCCTTCAATGTTAATAAGTCTATATTGCTCATGACTTGGATCTATACCAGCAAATTCTAATATGTCTTTCATGTTTTCATCATTAGTTAATATTGGATTATTCATTGGTTGCTTTAACAAATATCTGTTTGCTATTGCTAATGAAGTAACTATCTCTGCATCTATATGTTCATCTATATCACTATAAATATCGATCAATTCCGAGTAAACCTTGTCTATATCTAATATAAAACTCAAGAAACTTCCTTCTTCTATAGTCCAATTTAAATCTCCATAAGGTCTATTTATATAATAGAAACCTTGTCCATTTTGTACTTCTTCATATATCCGTTTAACCTTATGGTATTCTCTTCCAATTATAGATTTCGGATGTTTCTGAGCAAACTCTAATAATCTATTGTAAAATACTCTATAGCTAATACCTTTCTTTTTTCTCAAATATCTTGCCATCAATGAGGTTATAGAAAGACAATGAAAGGCTTGTACCGCCCATGAAAACAGGCATGTGTCAACCCATTCTTTTTTATTTGTTTTATTTGTAGCTATAATAATTTCTTCTTCATCAACATCATCCATTGATTGTATTCGTGTGTGTGTTGGGTACATTGGAATCTTAATTGATTCAATGCCATATTCTTTCCTAAATGCATCTGTATTTATCTTACTATTAGGATAAATTTGACAATAATAAACGACAATTGAGTGATGCTGTTCATGCTCAAGCAATAGGCATAATCCATTACAAAAAGTATCATAAGTCTCTTCTGGAAGTCCTATAATCATTTCAGTGTAAGTTGGAATTTTATTATCATTGTATTTTTTTATATATTTTCCATAATCATCTATAGACATATTTATTCTTCCAACTGCCTTTTCTGATTCTTTATTCAATGTTTGAAATGACAATGTGGCACCTTTACTTATATCATGTTTATTTAGTTTCATATTCATATTAAATATCCTTTCGTTGCTATTCTTAGCATAGCAAACTCTGAATTTTTGTGGATATCCATATTTCTTTTTTGTCTCAATTATCTTGTCTATCCAGTCCATATCTTTTTCTATAATGCCAAAATTTGAATCTGTTCCAAAAACAAACTCAATATTATTTTTTCCAAACCATTCTATTTCTTTTAAAACCCTATCTTGATCAAAGAACCTTAACTTCTTTTCGCTTGTTAGAGTTGATCCCCAATCACAATAAGCACAACCATACGGACAACCTCTATTTGTTTCTAGTGAAGCTGTAAAATTATAAGGCATTTTTAATATTTTGTCAAATACTCCAGTCAAATAAGGACTCGGTATATCAAATAAATTACAATTATTATAAACTTTCCTAGTATCAACACTCTTAAGTTCTTTATTAAAAGATATGTTATTAATAGTGTATTTACATTTGCCCATCAAAATGTCTTCTGTTACTTTCTCGCCTTCTCCATGTACTAATATGTCAATGAATGGATATTGTTTGAAAAAATTAAAACTGTAATATGGTACGTGATGCCCACCTAACACGATTCTACAGTCACTATATTTATCTTTAATCATTTTAGCAATATCCATGCTGTATTTAAAATTCCATATATATACAGATATAAATACTAGTTTAGGATCGTCAAACTTCTTAATAATATCATCTTCTTTTAAAAACATTATGTCAATATTGTACTTGTCTCTAATGACTTTATTTGTATTTATATATGATATTATTGTACCTACAGAGTATGGAAGAAAGACATTATCTCCAACGAGACTTGAAAACTGACAAAAGTAAATATTATCCATTTAAATAACCAACCTTTCCTTAACAGATAGTTTCATTCTCTTATCAAATATTGCCCTATCTGGACTTCCACACTTGGCTATAATCTCATGATCTATACTGTCAGCTTTTCTTCGATTAACTCCATAATAGTGTAAGTGCTGGAACGTAGTCACATCATCTCTTCTTATGTCTTTAATTAAACCTAGCTCCAACAAATTACTATAAACCTCATTATCAGCGTAATAGTGCATATATTCTGGATGATATATAATTCTATTCAACTTCTTAAGTGTTCTTCCATCCATAATAGGCATTGTTATTGCTATTAATCCCCTAGTAATCGGGTCTTGAATTCCATCATTAAGCAATATAGATCCTGTATAATCTTCAAATTGACTTTTGATATATACATCCCAGTTTTTGATGCATGCAACATCATCAAACATTGCTAAAAGTATGTCATCATCACCTATGTCTAAAGTTTTAGTTATCTCAAATATTGGTTTTACCACACCTATATTATCTCCAATTGCTATAACTTTTGCTTCTTCAAACATTTCTTCTATCAGTAATTTTTCTTCTAGTGTATTTACCGCCACTGTTAGATCTACATTGTTCCAATCTTCACATTGTATCTTCCACTCATTCATGTTACTTGCAAACATTGCAGGTCTTACGGTAGCTGTGATTAGTTTAATCTTTTTGTCCATGTATTAGTTCCTCATTAAAAGTATCTATATATTTTTGTGCTACAATCTTATTATCGCATATATTGGTTATTATTTCCATAAGTTTATTGGTATACTTATCAATCTCTTTTTTGTGCATCAACATCCATGTAAGATGTCTAACTAATTCATCGTTGGTATAGTCTTCAAATCCATTTTTTGTAAATATTAAGTCATTGTAATTATCGTTCTTAATCAAACCTTTCCATTGACCTAATCCCATATAAAACACGTTCTTGTTACAAAGTATTGACTCTATTGCAACTCTATCACAACCTAGTACTATATCTGCTAAATTCATATATGATCTAACATTATTTTTCTCACCAGTGATTTGTAGATTCAAGTTAGGACTTTTCGGTACTTGTTCTGCTAGTTCTTTTATTAAATCTAATTGACTTCCCCCACCAACTATTGCAACATTAAGACCAGCTAGTCTATTTGCCAACGGAGTTAATATTTGTAATAATTGTTTAACTGGAATTTCTTTTCCATCTTGCAATCTTGTTATAGCAACTATAGTTTTGAACCTGTTGTTGAATCCAAGATTTTTATTGAGTACCATGTGTTTCTTTGTAGGATAGAAGTCCTTTATATTCACGCCATTATAAATAATCTTCAGTTTATCTTCTGGTACTATCTTACGATTAGCTATATAAGCTGTATGAGATACACAAATAACTTTCTTAGTGTTTGATATAGCCTCTTTACTCAATCCTGTAGTGTAGTCACCATGCATTACAGAGTACATCTTTGCATTGTCAAGTTTTGCTAATAGCTTTGTGGCTAAATCTATTCCAGAAAATGGATGTCCAATAATAATATCTGGCTTATAATTATCAATAATATAATCATCATGTTTATCACTATATCCATTTAATAGACTACAAGAAGCTAGATCTAATTGATATTTCTTACTAATTGCATTTGCATAAACTAATACATCATCTTTTTTTGCCCACGCTTTGGCTAGTGTTGCCACATGTGTTTCTAAACCGCCTCTTATTTCTAATCTATCACAAACAATCAATATTTTCATTTTATCACCATCTCTATAGTCTGATTTTAACTTTAGTCTTTCTTCTAAGGGATATTTCTTTCTTATCTTGTATATTTCCCTATCTGGAATTGCACATTTGTCCACTACTCTTTGATCATGTTCATCAGATCTTACTTCGTCTACTTTGTTAAAATGTTTGTGTAAAAATGTTGTTTTGTCATGTACCCTATTATCTTTCAGCAATCCCATCTCTTCTAAGTTCGAGTACAGTTCATTGTCAGCATAATAGTGAGCATATGTTGGATTAAATATTATTCTATTAAGCCTTTTCAGTGTAGCCATGTCCATTACTGGCATAGTAACCGCAACTAACAATGGTGCATTTTTTGGATCTGGATGTTGCACACCATCATTTATCATTACTGCTCCAGAAAAATCTTCAAATTGTTCATATAGATATTCGTCCCATTCGCTAATGCAAAATACATCATCAAAGAAAGCTATCACTATATCGTTATCATTGCCTTTTAAATTCTTTGTGATTTCATAAATTGGTTTACAAATTCCGATATTCTCACCAATATTAACTACTTCTACTTCTGGATGTTCTCTCTTTATTTCATCTACTTGTGCACTTGTATTGACTGCTACAGTTACATCTATTCTAGACATATCTTTAGCTTTGCTTTTTCAGTGTGAATAATTATGGTTAAATACATAAGGACGTATTGTACCAGATATTAATTTAATTCTTTTCATCTAATCACCTTCCAAGATTACTTTAATTATTTGCTTTGCTCTACTTTCATATGTGTGATTTGACACTACATAGTTTCTTGCTTCTTGAGCCATAGCACGTCTTTTGGCATCTGACCAAGTTAAAACATCATCTACCTTATCTAGCATTTCTCTACCTGTGTGTGCTTGAACAATGTAATCTTTAAATAAATAATTTTGAGCAGGTGTATAATATGCTACATAAACAGATTCTCCACTTGATGCTAGTGTTTCGTATGGTCTACAACTTGTCTGTGTAGTACTCTTATCGCTACAATTTAAACCAAACATGATTTTTGAACTATTTATAACTATAGGCAACCACTCATAAGGCAATTGTATATATCCATCTTCTTGCCAATAAATTCCTTTATCTTTAAATTCTATTAGATTTACCTTTTGTTCCTTCTTCATCCACCATTGACCATAGATCATTATATCGTAATCTCTTTGTATCAGAGGAAATATAAACTCTTTAGTCTTGTCAAATCTATTAGAATAGTTAGTTCCAATTACGGATATATCATGTTTAAATCTATCTTCTCCAATTACTGGTTTATGGAAGTCTGGATTGCAAGCAAACATTAGCAAATCGCTAGGTATTCCAAGTGTTTTATATTTATTTATAAACTCTACTGTTGTTGTCCAAATATAATCTACTAATTTTTGTTTTACTACATTTTCGCCTATGTTTGGAGTTACTGGATCTTCTATTGCCCACCAATGAAACTTTACATTGTGTCTCTTACATATCTCTGAGATCTCTGCTATAGGCATATTTGCATAGCCTTCACAAAATAAAAGATTTATATCATGAGTAATAATAGCTTTTTCAATTCTTCTTAAAGCTAGATTTCTATCCTGTTCTTGTCTTAACAAATAAACTTGATCGTCACCTTCCATCAGATATGTGTAACATCCACATTTATCAAAACCCCATTTAATTCCGTATTTGATCAAGCTTGGAACTGGATTTAATAATAAAACTCTAACATCAGAAGCTTTCATTTAGACTCCTCCTAGTTCATCTAGTGCTTTTTGCAAATCTTTAAATCTTGACTCCCACGTGTTATTTCTTGCTACTTCATAGCATTTATTTTTTATTTCTAATTGTTTGTCTTCACTGAAAGAATTGTACTCTTGTATCAATTCGACATATTCATCGTCAGTCTTTGCTACTAAAACTACATCCTTTAATTCTTCTCTATTCGTTTCTGCCCAGTCTGTAGCAATTACTGGTAATCCGCAAGCTAGATATTCCCATAGTTTTATAGGATTCGCTGCTTGAGTTACTTCCTTTTTGGTTACAAATGGTAGCAAACCTATGTCCATATTGTTTAGAAAATCAATCATTCTTTTATGTTCAACAGCCTTAAAGAACATACAGTTGTCTGGAACAGTCTTACCAAACTCTACACCAATTATTGTTGTGTAAAAGTGTTTAGCTGTGTTCCTAATCAGATAGGTTGCAACCCAATTACCTATTGCACCTGAGAAAACACAAATAGGCTTTTGTATAAATTTAAGTTTTTCTTCTTTGTAGTAAGACGCATTAATCATGGCTTCGTTGCAACCATTTCTGACTAGGTGTGCATTTGGGTGTTGACCATTTCTTATATTATATAAAAACTCTGAAGTACAGAGAATTATATCTGCTCTTGATATCATAAAGTTCTCAAGTTTCTTCCATTCGTCAAATGAATCACAACTATGATAAATAGTTACTCTAGGCTTTAAAGCATCTACAAATTTGTAATTCTTTGCTGCTGAATTATAGATTATGTCTATCTTTATATCGTTTTGTCTTATATAAGATAATGCGTGTTCTGCATTTGCAAACACATAGACATTTTCTACTGGATTTTGCATTTTAGGTTCGCCTACAATTCTCTCATTGCAGAAGATTACTTTATAACCATTTTTAGCAAATTGCTCTGACATCTGTTGCGGTAATTGTTTAAGAAAATTCCAGTTACAAATAGGTGGTACGAATACAATATTGCGATCTTGACTGTTTATCATTATTGGATTCCCCTTTAAGACGAGATATTAAAAAATATATTATCAGATTTTATTATAATTTGTCAAATTTTATTTTATTTGCTTGCTTTATGATTAATATGGAAATAATTAGGATGTAAATTAGGTGTGATCTAACATCGGGGGGTTTTCTTTCGAATAGAAATGCATCTAGGAGCATCAGAAATAGGTCTAGAATTAATTGATATATGCTTTGAATATAAATTTACCTGTAGGTATATGAAATTGATTTAAAAGGTATTTAAAAGGCTTATTTTTAAAAGTGTCAGAATGGAAATATTTGGTATGTAAATGTACACGACTTGAAAATATTATGTAAACTCTTTTTCCCATCTAATAATATTAATAACATAAGATAACAAGTTATCTTTGTTTTCCGAGGCTGAGAGACTAACGGAGAGTTGACCTCCAGAAGCTAAAGGGATACCGATCGGGTGAATAAGGGGTACCAATCGGGTGAATAGGGATACCGATCGGGTGAATTTATCCACAGGTTATCCACAGGATATCCACAGGATATCCACAGAAATTGAAAAAATAAATTACATATACTACCAGAGAATATGAACAGCAAATTAAAGGTTGCCATTTGAGGTGGAGTTATCCACAGAATCACCCACATGATATCCACAGAAAACGTGCAAAAAAAAATATGACTCGTTAAAAGCCATACTATTTCATATATGTAAAATTTAGTAATCTTCTTGGTCTTCTAAGCTGTACTTTTCCTTAATTAGTTTTAGCAGATTATAGAAAAACCCTTCACTTTTGACTTCGCAAGTAAAACCATGTTCGATAGATTTAATTAGGTCAATTAATACAATTCTGTGATAAGATGTCAATATTGACTTATTAAGTAAATATCCATGTTTTATACTAACATTACTCAATAGCTTATTAATTAATCTTGCTTTATCTATGCCAGCATATTCACTTATTTCTAATTTAGAAGTTATTGTAAACTTAATTTCTGTAACTCGTCTACCTGTCTTGATTGGAGTGAAAGATACTTTAATATCCGATACTTTGTTTATCTCAGTACATGCAACTTCCAAGACCTTTATCCTAAACGGTTTATATGTTTTATATTGTTTACTTAATCCCATAATGTCTTTTAATTCTTGTAATGCAATTGTTCTTATTTTTTTTTGCTCATATTGTTTCAAAATTTCATAAAGTCTGATAGAATGTTTACTGTTCATACGTAAAATATTGCTTAATAAAAATTTTGTATAAGGTACGTTTTTGCGAAAGCTTATAAGAGGTTTTATAGTTGGATTTATGGTTATAGCTACTTCACCATATTCTGATTCTGAATCAGATACCCAACTATAATTCTTTTCTTTTGTACCTGTCAATTTGAGAAACACACCTTTCCTCACTAAATTCTGACAAGCTCTTGCAATCTTATCATATGTTCCCTCGGACTTTATGTTAGCTAATTTGCAATATTCAATTACATCAAAACGAATAGTATCAATACTTTCAGGACTAGAATCGCATTTGCTTAATGCTGTCAATAGTAACTTGCTTTCTAATGCTGTCATAGCATCACTCTTAGCTGATATCAAATCATTTCCTTTGTAGACTACATACGAACTTTCGATTAAATTATTTTCTTCTACTTTTCTCATTAGTTTTGCTCCTTTGTTTTTATGTTTATTGTATGTTTGCATTGACAATTTCAAAGGTACGTGGTAAAATACTTCCATAAAACGCTAATAACGGCGGTTTAAGTCAAGTGAGGTTGACTAGTGTGGTATAAATTTTTTAAAGTTTAATAATAAGGATTAAGTCAGTATATCTGGGGAGATATGCTTTTTCCTTTTTTATGACAAAATTATATTAAAAAACTTATAAAAATACAAGCATAATTTTGAAATTAATATGTAAACTTACCTTTTTTGTAATTTTCTAACAATTCTAAAGTCATACAATGAGCCAGTTTTATACTGGTATCACAATATAATTTATAATTTAATTTTTTTATATTCTTACAAAAAGGTATATCTTCCCCTTGCAAATCTTTCCTATATTTACATTTTTTGTATATATCTTTGTGCAATAGATAGACTGCTCCAGTCACATCTACTTCGACTAAACCTTGGATTCCAGTTAAATTGATATGAGAATAGCGACCACGTTCATTCATGTTTAGAATGTTAGTGTATTGATATTTATCTATATTTTTTTCTTTATAATTATTAGCAAACACATGCCCATTACAGACTAAAGCTGAGATGCACTTCTTATTATGTATTAATAGACGTTCTAGTGTGTCAGGCAAAAGCATTATATCAGAATCGACAGAAAAAAGATAGTCTGTATTTGTATTTCGACAAATATAATTTCTTAAATACGACAAAAAATCGTATATTACTGTTGTTCTAGATCTTGAATATCTATCTTCTCCATCAGATGGTATGGATTTATCATTTATATTATCTAATCTTATATTGGAATATTTATCGGAATGAGCTTGTTTGAACTTCATTAGAATTTTTATAGAATCGTCAGTACAATTATTTGTTACAAAGAATAAGTCTGTTTGATTTTTGGGATAAGTTTGATTGAGAATGCATTTCAGATAAAAAGGTAAGTATTTACCTCTATTATGGATAGGACATGCTATAGTTATAGTTTCCATATAAAGTCTCCTTTTCTATTTTATGACAAAAAAATAACTGGGGCAAAATGCCCCATGTTAGCTTATGTGTTACGATTGCAATTGATATGTCTTCATATATACTTTGTTGCCAGAAGCGTCATCTTGAGTGAACAGATCGAACTCGATATTTAAGATTGTAGCTTCTGTAGACTTTTGAGTTATTGTAAAGTTGTTTCTAGGCTTACATTTTAGAACTTCAAAAACAACAGGCTTAGTATCGCCAGTTACTTCGTCTAGCCATTCGCCTATACCATTAATCTTCATATATACAGGGAATTGATTAGCTGTATAAGTGATTGTATTTGTGTCTGAAGGTGCGCTATATGTATATTCGCAAATAACTTTACTATCATCTGGACATGAAGTACTGTTTAAAGTGATAACTCCACCAGTAATCTCATATTCATTCTCATTAACAGCTGAACCTAAAGTTTGCTCAGTGCCATAATCTCTATTACTATCTAATATGTACACAGATAATGATCCAGAAGTTGGAGTAGAAGCTAAAGTAACTTCAGAACTAGCAACTGTCAATGTTTCTCTATAAGGCACTGTAGCTGCACCAGTAGATAAATCTTGTCCAGTTAATTGACTTAAGAACTCTAAATCAACTAATGGCATTTCTAGCATCATAGTTCCTGACTTAGTGTGGTCAAATGAAACTAAGATATAATTTCCTTGTCCGTTTTTATATTCACATAAGATCGTTACTCTTATGCAGCTCGTTTGAGCATCTGATTATCTCTAACCAGAATAGACTATATCATTGCCTGATTTGGCATTCCCCACTTCCGCTTACTTAAGCGTACTCCCACCACAGGATAGTCGTTGAACCTTTCTCTATTCGAGACTTGGCTGCTGATCGTCCATTAAATAACACTTAGGATTTAACCTTATGTCATCTAACTAATTTTTTCTGTTTTCACAACATTCACGCTTAGACTTATTTCATTCTTACGTTGTAGTTTAGTTAGCTTTAGGAGATTCCAGACAGTTAAAGGAATTTTCCATGCTTGTTACAAACATGGGAGGCGGATGGTAAATAAAGGAATCTTTACCAAGTGTTACCTCTAAGGTCAAGTCTTTCAGCCTCAAAGCTAAAAGTCGTATCAGAAGCATAGTCAACATAGAAAATTGGGTCATCATTACTGAATTTTGAGATCCAACAGTTAACAACTTCTTTTATAGCAAATTGTTTTGACATTTATATTTACCTCCTATTATATTTTTATTAATCTTGGAATTTTTTAGACCAATGTATTAAATCGACTGACTTCTTATCTGCACCTGCAAATAATGAATCAATTGCAATGAAGTAATCATCAATCATATTTAATCGTTTGTATTGATCTATAAGTTGATAGATTGTTAAATCCTGTATTTGTAAAAGATTGATAGAAGGATGTTTTGCTGACAAGGAACTCATTAAATCTAATAGATCTGTATCACTAAGCTTACCTAAAGCTTTTAGATATCCTTTATGCCTTTCTCTTGCCTTCTTAACCATCTCTTTATAATCTCTCTCTTTTTTGGTTGTTATTGTTTCTTTTTTTTCTTTCATAAAATTTTGATCTTTAATTATTTGCACTATTTGTTCGAAATTATTTTCATCAATTTTTTTATTACTCTCTCCAATTAAGAAATATCCATCTGTCGTAAAGAGAACATCATCTTTTAATATCATAGACAAAGTTTTTAAAAACCAATCAATGAACTCATTTGATGTATCATTAACAATATTGAGAATTATAAATTGATACAAAGGAACTTCTTGAACTATGTTTAATGATTCCATGATTTCAGTTCTATTTAGGGATATTAACGAGAGAAACTTATTATATGTATCTAATGAATATTCCATAACTTCTCTTATTTTGAGAGGATAAACATCTATTCCATCAAAGGTAATAGGCTTACCAAACAAAAGTTTAGAATAATAATCTATATGTTCTCTATTCAATTCCATTTTTATTCTCCTAAATTGGTAAAGATATGCTTTTATAGCAAATTCTATATCCTGTGTAGTAATCATTTAAGTAAATCAATTTACTGTAACTTAGTTTGTCAGAACCAATTCCTTTAGTTGAAGAATCAACAAAGATAGAATCTAATTCATCCATTATAAGCAAAGGTCTAACACCAATATCATCATCACTTACACTTACTCTCCAAAGATCATTATGACAAACTAAAATACAATCAATACTTATATTCTTAAAATATTCAGTCCTATCAACATCCACATCATCAATATTTACACCTAGTCTTGTAAGTCTGTTGTCTTCTTGAGCGACTATAAACGGATTGAATAAGAGTCTCTGATTATCTTCGTCTGTATAAAGTATTGTTGTATCAGCAATGTCAGGTTGAGCTAATGGATCATATTGGTCATAATAAAGATATTTACATAAGGTTTGATTGTTATAGATCTTAGTAGCTACTGCATTTATGTATTTATTCATTGAATAAAGTCTAGATGCCATGTTCATTACCTCCCAAAGTATCTCTGCCAAGCAACACCAACAGAACTATCATCTCTGACATTGTCATATTGTGTTTCGCGTAGATCTACGCGAAGGGAACCTGCATAAGTTGATGGAGTAGAGGCATATAAGTCTTGACGCAAATACTGAATAGTATCTATGTTTTCAACTTCCCACGCTTTCACTTGCCCTCTCCAATCAGCTAATCCAATTAAGAATCTTGTAGGCTTTGGTGAGACACGTATTTTGATAGAATCTTGGTCATATGGCATTATTATTTGCAACTTACCGCTAGGTAAATCTATGTATGAATCATTAGCACTATCATGTATTCTGTTTTCAGCTACACAATCTATCTCAATTATATTCTCAGTTATAGGTGTTGATTCAGTAAATTTAAGTATAGTATTGCACCTTTGTACAACACATGAACTTGATGTACTTTCTTTGTTTTTTGCTTGTACTACTATTCATCTATATCCAGAGAATTCAAAAATATCTCCCATATAAACGTTATAGTCTAAGTCTTGAAATACAATCTTCTTATAATCGTCATGACTAAAGAAACTGAATTCTTGACCATATGTTACTACACGTACTGTCAGATCAGAAAATTCACTTGTTATTCGGTTTTTAATTTTAACTGTGTATACATCTAGAGTGTCAGAAAAGTCTCTATCAATTCTTTGTTGTAGAGTTGTCTTTAGATATTCTTTAGGAGATGAAGCAGAATAATTTCTAAATATATTATAGCCATTATAGCAAGCCATTTAAACATCTCCTTATGCTCCTTCAAAAAAACTACTCCAATTGTTATTGTCATAGCCATATGAAGTCATTTGTCTATCTACATCTTTGCTAATCTCTTCGTACCAAAGTCTCTTCTCTTTAAGATTGTTGGCAGCAGAAAAAGCCTTGTAATCTCCACTCACTAAAAAGTTTCTCATTTCTAATATATTATTAATTTCTTTAACTAACCAATATAAGGTCATTAAATTTGCTAAGATATTCTTTTCAGTTAATGTTAGTGTTACATTAAACACTCTTGCTGTGTCATCTCTATCATCTAAATCTTGTTTGCACTGATTAAATGATGGAATCGCTTTTAATAAAAAGTTAGTAGCATAGATCTCAAAATCCTCTGTAGATGTATCATACATTTCATCTATTAAATAATCTTGAATGTTAAAAAGAAACAGATTAAAAATTTCACAATAAGGAGTTGACATAATATCCCCTCCGTTACTTTAATTTGTTTGCTAATTCATTTAAGTCAACTTTACTGATATTAGAAACTATATCCACTTTATTCCTATCAGCCGTATTAGCATTGATTTTATTAGCTATGTTTTGTAGAACTGTTATCTTCTGTTGCGTAGTTAGCTTTGGATAAATACTATTGATTTCAAATTCATTGAAGTTTAAGAAACTATTTATTTGATCTTTATTAAGTAAGTCTTTATAATGTTCAACAAGATAATGAGCTTTAACAACTTCTTCATCTAGGATCATTACAAATCCATCCTTAAAAAATCTTTGTTGCATTGAAATGCACTTTACAAGATCACTATAAAAAATAGGTTGCTCATCTCCAAAGAAATTAAACTTAAAAATAGTAGCAGCCTGACCATACGCAGTTCGCAGATTTAAAATTCCGTCATACAAGCTAACAACTTTAATGATTTTAGTCATAGGAATCATTTCAGTAGAAACACTACTAGTTGGATTAGATAATGCATTTATAGCATCCTCTAACTTTGCTAGTTTTGCATATAGTAATTCATTTTCTTTTTCTAAATCAGCTTTTAATTTTCTACTCATATTCGATCTCCTTTTTATTCTAGTTTTTAAAAATAGGGGATTTAACCCCTAAAATTGATAAATTTATGCAACATCCATCATTCCATACTTTGCGTTAGTGATTAAGCCTACTGCCCATCGCTTCTGCAATGTATTTGTCTCTGTTAAGTTAGCATTTACGTTAGCAACATCTGAGAAAGACATCATATCGCCTTCGATTGCAACCTTAACTAATTTTTGAACGTTTGTAGAAATGAAGTACATTCTAGTGTTATCAATTCTGAAGTCATAATCACCAGACTGCCATTCAACTTTTTGTCTTAGAGGCATCATATCCATACCCATAAAGTCTCTTATATATCCAACCTTAGAGTACTCAGTACCTAAACCTAATTTAAGATTATCGTTATCTGGTAACACATAAGATAAAGCTGTTTTTGTACCAAATACAACTGTGTTAGCTCCACCATTAGCAGCAGAAACTCTTTCGCCAAGTTGAACAAATCCAGCTTGAGTGAATGAAGCTTCTTTGAAATTAGCAGCTAAACTATCATAAGTGTCATTTATTGCATTGTAGATATCTAGTGACATTTCTTCTTCGAATGCCATTACAACCTTCAATGCATATTGAGCGAGATTGCGCTTTCCAGCGAGAATTCTGTAGTAGTCCTCTTCGACTGTTATAGCTCTATTCACAGGAATTAAGCTATCTTGATTCATGTACTGTCTTTGACCAAACGCATGACGTTTGCCATTAGACATTTTGCTTATAATGAATAAATCTGAATTATCAATATCAAATGTGAAAGTGTCTCCATATCCACCATATTTTACTTCAGCAAATTGACCAAAGTCAGTAATTATTGACTCAGCTAATATAGAATCTATTAATGAATTTACTATTGCATCAGTTGCCCATTTATATAAAGGATTAGATCTAACTATAGTTTCAGAAAACTTTTCAGTACTTACTCCTGACAATTTAGATATAGCTTTAGAAATATCTTCATGCATTTTTATATTTTTTTCTTCAAAGCTTACTTTACTATCATAGCTAACTTTTGCATTATATTGCTCTGCTTTGTATTGATTGTAGTAATCCTTAAATTTTTGATATAACGTAGGCTCTATGCCTTGTTCTGTAGAAAATCTAAGAATTTCATTTCCTAATCTTGCCATCATGTATTCCTCCTTTTTTAGAATTTAAACTACGAAGCTTTTATACAAACTAATTTATAGCCAGTTAATCTTTCGCTACCAATTGGAATGTTAAAATCTTCTAAATATTGATACGCTAAAGTTACGCCAGAAATTGAACTTGACCAATTAAGTTCTAAACTGCCATCAGCAGGGATTGCATAACTTTCACTTGTTCTTGTTGAAGCAAATCCATCCTCTGATACTACTACTTCGTCACCAACTTGAGGTTTATAAGCTGAAAATACTTTACTTGCAGCAATATTAAACTCTCTAGGATCATCGATAAGACCTGCATAGATTGAATTAACTAGTACGTTAACTGGATCATTAACCATGTAAATTACATCCGTATCCAACGTAGCTGATACTGGTGTTGTAGCAACATAAACTTCAGCTTCTCCAGAAACGCTAGACAATCCTGTTAATCTAACTAAATTACCATTCTCTACAGCACTATCACACTTTGCAGATTTAACATAAGCATCTATGTGTTTTGCAGCGATAGCACCTGCTATTAATACAGAATAAGCCATTACTTTATCCTCCTTTTATTATTTGAATATAGGATTAATCCCATAATCCTTTATTGTTATCAGTATTTGGTTGTGGAATATGAATCTTGATTTCTTGATCTTCATTGATTGCTGGGATATTTTTAGTTTGTGTGTAAGCATATGCTTGAATAGCATTAGTAAAGGACTCCACACTCTCAAACTCTTCAACTTTTTCTTTCCACTCTGAAATTTGTTTGTCTGTCAAATTTTCTTTTACTGATTCAACAGCATAATTAATTTTTTGTTCTCTAGCTTGTTTTTCAACATTTTCTTTAAATGTTACTAATTCAGTTTTTTCCGCTTCTAATGTCTTAACTTTTTCTGTGAAAGTTTCAACTTCACTAGTCAATTCACTATTCTTAGTTTCAAATTCTGCTTTAGTAGCTTCAAACTCTGTCTTTGCACTTTCAAGATCTGTAACTTTTGCTTCAAATTCTGTTATTTTAGCCTTAGAGTCTTCATTGCATTTGGCAACAGCTTCATTAACTAATTCATCAGCATAAGTTTGAACCATATCTCCTTGCTTTTCTTCATCGACAACATATGTCAGCCTTGCGTACTTTACATTTGTAAAATCAAAAGAAGGATTCTTCTCTGAAAATGAATATGGAATTGCTACCATAGCATCTTCTTCATAATCTCTTGCATATACATAAGTACCACAAAAATCTCTGACATAGTACTTTCTGCACTCATACTCGCCTTCTGAATATTTACATGCATTAAGAGTTAATTGAAACTTTTCAAACATATCATTAGCTGTCAAAGAATAATTTTTTGCAAACTCTTCTTTATTAAACTTAACCTTTTCTGCCACTTCGTTAGCCTCCTTTACTTGATTATTGTTTGTATCTGCGCCTTTATTTGAAAATAAAAGTTCCTTAGTTTGTTCTAACATTTGTGAGAAACTTTCTTTGCTATATTTGATAACTTCTGCGTTAGCTCCTACTATTGCAGGATTGTACATGTTACCCAAAAGAGTAACACCAGTAAAACAGAAGCTAGTTATTGTTTCTTTCTCAAGAGTCTCATCGTCTTCTTCAACTTCCGAGTCAACTATAAGCATTTCCATACTGATAGCCTTTTCTTTGTCTCTCATAAAAACATTCACAACTTCTTCAAAATACATTTTCCATATATAGGCTTTAACAACCAACCATAGCTTGCCATCAATTTCTTTAAAATAGTAATCTTCCTTTGTGTAACTTGTAGTACCACATGCTATTTGATCTACTTCGTGCTGCATAAAATCTTGAGTAGCACTATTAAACTTAAATAAAAGTGGTTTCATTAAGATTGTTTCAGCAGATGCGATTACAGCATCTCTAGTTATTGGCATTCCATGACGATTGTCACCTTCAGATACAACATACATCTCTAATTCCATGAACTGAGAATCACTTATCTCATTAAGAGAATAGTTGTCGATAGTAAAAGTGAGTGCTTTTGCATTATTAGACAGCGTACCCACCTCCCTATATTGATTTATGTAAAAAATTTCAGAGTCATTATTTAAAAGCTAAAGTATTTTTCTCCTTGTTATCTGACCATTCAATTAGAGCTTTGGCTAGTTCCTCTGTCCTAATAAAACACCAAATATATTTCTTATCTTTTTCATCAAAAATCCTACTTGCATATGGTAATCCTTTATTTTCTACTAAAAACTTCTTAAGCTTATTGCTTTTGCAAGGAAACAATATATCCTTGTTTATTTTGTTTGGATTTTTTATAAACACTTCTACATCTCCTGTCTTAATTAGTTGTTTTATCTACATTAGCTCCTTGATCAGTTGTTCCTTCACCTTTGTCTGTTTTATCTTCAGCTTTCTTTGTAGGTCTACCAGTTTCTTCTTCATTAGGCATTGTATGACTAGTAGGCAAAGGTTTTAAATCATCTGGATATCCTAAAGAACGCATTAACGCTAAACCATCTCTGAATTCCTTTTCAGTTAAACCCATAGATGATGGAAGTTCTGGTGTAATGATTCCATATTCAGCATATTTAAGAGCCTTTTCTGCTCTCTCATCTTCATCAAAAATTGTTCCAGATAATTTAACTTTGAACTTGTATTTATCAAACCTTTTAAGTAGTTGATAGTTTAAGAAAGATTCAAAAACTTTATATATAGATGTCGCAAAAGCAGCATCTACAGCAGTACTACCTTTCATTGTAGTGGCATTAGGCTTATCACTGTTAAAGAGCGCCTGATCTGATCCACTCGTTCTATAGAAGTTCTTAAGTGCATCTCCAACTACATCATTTTTAGTTTGACTGTTTTTACTAAAGTCGAATTGTTTTATATCATCAAATGGAACTGTACCAAACTTAACGCCGTCTGGAAGTGTTTGATTAATTAAAGCATTAAATTCACCTGCCATATCAGCACTAATTGCTAAATCATCAGTCTTTGTTCCATTTTTGTTTTTGTTAATTGGAATTATTCCAATCAATAGGTTAAACACATCTAAAGCTGTCTTAGTACTCTGTAACTGTTTAAATGTATCAATCTCATTAGCATCTACAAACAATCCTAAGAATGGTGGAACAAGTCCAGCAAATGTATCGTGCCACTTGAACACCCAACTACGTTTTGGATTTATTTGTTGCCAGTAAGTCCATCTTCCATCCCTTAATTCAGGTTTAATATTTGGTGCGTAATCAATGTTTTTATTTAATAAGTTAACATAATTCATATAATATTCTTTAAACTCAGGGGCAAACGCATTAATATCTACGCCTTGATTTGAGAAATAGTTTAAGTTGAATGTATACATCCAGCCATAAGCAAATCTAGAGTCTATAAGACAATAGTCTGTTGGCATTTCTTGTAAAGATATCACTTCAGGATCTTCATCACGAATGTACATAAATTTAGCATCTTCTTTAGCCATTCCTATAGCAATATTTTGAAATTCTCTTTTATAATTAAACTTAGAAAAAAACTTTCAAACCTTATCATATTCTCTCTTGAACGTATCTGTTTTCATATCTGCTTCTGTAGCATTTATTGGATAAACAGACAAATCAAAAGAAAGCATATCTGCTAAATAATGTATAAGTCTTTTAAATGGTAGTTGTGTATTATAAAGATATTCAGAAAACTGCCTTAAACCTTGCTCATTCTGTTTAGGATTTTGAACCATTGCTAATAATTCATCACGATCTTTTCCAGATGGATTCATATTAACATTCTTCAATACTTCATTCATTATATAAGGATTATATATATATTGGTAAGGACTGATATAGCCTTGCATTGCATTAGCAAACTGTTTAGCATAACTTGAATCTGCGTTATTTGACATATTATTTTATCACCAACTTCCCTTTAGAAGTTTATATATTTCTTGTAATTACTAAATTTATCTACATCTTTTTTATAGTAGTTCTGTCTGTTTTCAGCCTCTAATAAATATATATAAGATAATCCATACATTAATGATGTAGCTCTATCACGCTTTTTAGATTTAACAATTTTTTCAAAAACAGTAATTCCAGAGTCAGTAAAAGTCTGTTGTATATTAGATAACTCTTGTATCAATATATCTGTTTCTACATGCTGAGAATATTCAAGTGCTGAAAGCTCTCCTTCTTTATAAGCTGGATCAACTTCGTTAGCTGCTTTTAATAATCTACATGAACGATCTTCAAAACAAGATTTCATATATGGATAGAATTGATTGTTAAATTGCTGACTTGCTGTAATAGGCTTGATCATTGGAATAGCACCTTCTAGCTCAAGAGCTTCTTCGTCATCATCTCTAACTATTGGTGGATATTCCACTTTAACATTTGTATCTTTGTTATGATACTCTCATGACTCATAAAATAGTGATGGCAATCCTGCACCAGCACCTAGAGTATCAATTATTAACTTGATTGTATTTGGAAACTTTATATGGAGCAATTCTCTTAAGAAATCTCTTTGTTCAATTAAAGATACACCATTCATAGTCTTTGTATAAATTACTTCTTTGTAATATGTTCCTCCAGAACGTTGTTTTAACTTTATTACATGAGTTACAGCATTATCAGATTTAGCTCCTTTAGATACAGCAACATCATGTGTAATTATGTATTTAGTTAAACATTTCTTAGGTTGTTCAAGTTCACATCTTTCTAATTGTCTGCATTTCTCAGTAAGTTCAAATGGATAATATGACAGATTACTAGAACCAATAAAGATTCCTAGATATTCATAGGCAAATTTATCAGTTGTCATAGATGGTTTATCTCTTTCTTTCAAGATATCATCTTCATCAAAAATTCCTGAATGAACACCAACTTTATAATCAAGTGAACAAACAAAATAGTCTGGATTACCTTTACACATTTCTTTATAGTGATGAACAAATCGACTATATAGATCACATGTTTTCAAGTAAGCAGAACTAATATAAACAACCTTACCTTTTTCAGCAACTTTTCTGTTAGGAAATATTTGTTGCAACTTTATAATGTTTTCTCTTTTGGTCTTAGTCATAGGGATAAGAACTGTTTCAATTATATCGTCTTTTACTAATCTACACTCATCCACTATTACACAGTTAAATCTCCATGATCTAGCTGAATCTCCACTTTGATTTTGACCTAATACAATAGCTCTAATCTCAGATCCATTTTTAAAAGAAACGTAACACTCATCTTGTCCAGTACGGATAGGAAAGAATATCTCTCTTTTTAATGAATCATTTTTCATCAATTCACCTTTGATCTTTTGGATGATAATATTCCTGCTCTGTTGCCCTTTGGCAGAACACATCCCACATTTATATCCGGGATACAGAATACACATACAAATAGAGAAAACTGCCACTATCCATGACTTACCAATACCCCTTGAACAAATAAGCATAGAGTTCTGATTTCTAGCCATAGCACGTAGCTGTAAT